GTGTATAAATAAGATTTCTTATGAAATCATTTATAGTGTATAATAAGATTTCTTATGAAATCATTTATAGTGTATAATAAGATTTCTTATGAAATCATTTATAGTGTATAATAAGATTTCCTAGGAAATACATTCTTTTTAACACGATAATCTTTAAAAATATTATGTAAGATTATTTCTCTTGGTAATGAATTACAAGCATGTTTCGCTATATCCATATATAATTTAAAATCATCTTTCATATTACAGAAATTTTCCCCACGGTTATCATCGCAAATATGTATCAAAAAATCCAAAAGTTCATCTGAATAAGAATTCGGATCAATTTCTTCTAAAATAGTCATACTCAATCTACATAAATCAAAATGTGGATTTGGTTTAATTTCTTCTTCTTTTTCTTCTTTGCATAAGAAATCTACCTGTGAAGGATAAGAGTATTGTCCACCAGCTTCTCCAAGTTTAGAAAATACATCATTCATGAAAACTTTGTTTTTATATTTAAATATTGCCCTTCCAAAATCTATGATTTTGAAAATCTTTCCATAAGTTGGAACTCTGTAATAAATATTATTTAGTTTATAATATAAATACTTTGTTTCAGTGTTGCTATACATGATGTTATTAATATGTAAATCATTGTGAGTAAAATCAAAATGCTTTTGAAGATAAGTTAAAGCAAATGATATTTGAAACATACAACTTAATATTAATTCCCCACTAATATTATCATCTATAAGATCTTCTAAAGTTCCTTCTAATTTTTCAATACATAATAATTGTAGGGGTATATCTTTTATAGTCGCTATATAATCGTCATCGCTTAAATCCGTATCTGAATCTGAAATAGATTCACTATCTGAATCAGATATATATACATCTAATTTAAATCCCTTATCAATGCATTTATTAAAACATTTATCATTTTTAATATCATGGTATTCTTCACTAATATCATATTTATAATCACCTATACCATTCATTGAACCATAATATAAAGCAAATGATGGATTAATTTTATTATAAGTTAAATTTCCAAATAAGTAACTACAAAATACATCGATATAAGCAGTATTATTCATGTCATTAATCTTCTTAAATGTATTATAATTATAAGCAGATGGTAGGTGATAATTTTTTTTTGTTACAAAATTATAGTTATCATTTACACAATGTATTGTATCAACAATAGGGATCGTTTTACAGAAAATTTCTTTTTCTTGAATGATATTTTTAGATGAATCATAAATATCCGATACTAAAAACATGTTTGAATTGTAATATCTACTTTTAGTAATACCCTTGATATTTTTGAGATAGTAATTTCTTTCAAGGTCTATCTTATATAAAGATTTTTTACTATTATGTATATTAAAATATAATGAATAAAATGGCATGTAAAATTGCAATGATTTCATCTCTAACTGTTCTCTAACACTATTAAATAATTCTTTGTAATCTTTTTCTTGCCATTTATGATATCTGATATGATTTTTGTATGTCATTATTGACTTGAAGTCACAAAAAATATATCTTTTAAACTTAAGTTATAATAAACATATTTTTTCTACTTTGTATTATATATGGAAATACAACTAAAAAGATTTGATATTAGAGAAATTAAAGATGACAAGGTTGTTGTTTTAATTGGTAAGCGTGATACAGGTAAATCATATTTATGTAAAGATATTTTAGCGCACCATACAGGTATCCCCGCCGGCCAAGTCGTTTCAGGAACTGAAGCAGCGAATAGTTTTTATGGACAAATGGTTCCCAAATTATTTATATACGATGAATATGAACCAGGTATCGTAGAAAGATTACTAAAAAGACAAAGATTGATGATAGACCGAGTAAAAGAAAATCCAAGTGTTGATCCGAGGGCCTTCTTGGTTTTTGATGATTGTCTTTATGATAATAGTTGGACTAAAGATAAGAATGTTAGAAGTTTATTCATGAATGGTCGTCATTTTAAGATATTATTTATGATAACTATGCAATACGCGTTAGGTATTCCACCTAATCTTAGAACAAATATTGATTATGTATTTATCTTACGGGAAAATTATGTAAGTAATAGAAAGCGACTTTACGAACATTATGCGGGAATGTTTCCAAACTTTGAAATGTTTTGTCAGGTTATGGATCAATGTACCGAAAATTATGAATGTTTAGTTGTTCATAATAATGCGAAAAGTAATAAATTAACAGATCAAGTATTCTGGTATAAAGCAGAACCACACGACGATTTTAGATTATGTAGTCAAGAACATTGGCAATATTCTGCTACAAATGAAGAAAAATTAAAAGAAGATGGTAATCCACATCAACCCACATCTAAATATCAAATCACTAAAAGTTGGTCTTAAAGGCTTTCGAGTGAGGCTTTAATCTTACTATATTCCCTGTATGGGAAAGATTCTCTTTTACCATTTACCTCTAAGAAAAGAGTTGGAAACCCTTCAACCTGATATTCTTTAACTTTATCTTTATCGACATCCGAATTATACATGATAATATTTATCTTTTTACCATTAATAGTTTTTCCATCAAATTCCGACTTAATCTTTTCATAATCTGGGAGCATCTTTTTAGAGTGCCCACACCAAGGAGCATAAACTAATACAAGATTAACTTCTCCAGAACCAGTTGCTGCTGCTTTAGGTTGAGGTCTTGCCTTTGGTGGAGGAGCGACCGAAGGCATGGGAGAACCCTCTAAAAATGCTTTAATCTTACTATATTCCCTGTGTGGGAAAGATTCTCTTTTTCCATCGCTTTCAAAAAATAGAGATGGAAATCCATTTACATCATATTCTTTAACTTTATCTTTATCAACATCTGAATTATACATGATGATATTTATCTTTTTACCATTAATGGTTTTACCATCAAATTCAGACTTAATCCTTTCATAATCTGGAAGCATCTGTTTTGAGTATCCACACCAAGGGGCATAAACTAATACAAGATTAGCTTCTCCAGAACCAGCTGGCGCTGCTCGGGGTTTGGGTTTCATTGGGGGCTTTGCTTGAGGCGTGGGGTGTGTGGGAGGGACTGGTTGTGTGGGGGGCATGGGTCTATCGGCGCCCATCTTAGAAGGAACACCCTTAAAAACCATATCTAAAGGCATAAATCCAGGATTCCATACTTCATCAAAAGGTTTAAAAATTGTTGCGTCTTGGACCATCAATCCAGCCGCTTGTTGAACACCATCTCTCATAACAGGTGGTTTCGCAGCCATGACACCTAGTTGTCTTTCCGTAGAAGGAGTGGGATCCGGTTTCCTTGGTTTTAATTCGATTCCAATTGGTCCTTGGGGCTTCATTTGTTTCCGTTGCATCTTTGGTCCCTTTTTTACATTTCGGACTTTATCAACTGGAATTTCTTGTCCCCGTGGTTGTGGTTGTTGTTTCTGAGCTGGATGTGCTTTTTTAACGACTGGTGGTCCAATTAGAGGATCAAATTCGTGATCAACTGTAGCAAAATTCATATAACCACTTATTTGATTCTTAAAGAGATAACAAAGCATAAATCCAACTAAAACAAAAACAAGCATAACACAAACTTCATCATCCTGACATATTTTCTTCACATAATTAATACCCTGATCTACTAAATCCATTTATAATACTTATAATATTTTTTTTTTACAGCAAGTCATTTAATTTCCAATATTCAAAACTATTTCCATAAGGTCTTTTTATTATAAATGGAATACGTTTTTCATTTAGTTCTTGAACAGCAATATCATATGCATTATTAAACCTTTCTGAATTTTGTATAAATGTATGACTACCATGATTAATCTGATTAGCTCTTTCGGCAATCACTTTACATCTTTCATATTTTGTTAATGATGGACTTGTTTTATAAGATTTTAGTTTAGCTTTATAACCTTTCATAACCGTATTAATGTCTTCATCTACACCAGATTCAACTACAACTTCTGTTGTATCATATTCATCTTCTTCATTGTAGTTTATCTCTTCTTCATCCATTATTATTTATATTATAATAAATTAATGTTAAATTTAAATCAAATTTTTTAATTAATATATAAATAAATGATTCTATATGTTTTAATAGGAATAATTATATTAGACTGTATATTTTCTTTACATAGAGTGTATAGAAGGATTAATTTATATAATAAAGCACATGAAAAGTCTAAATCATTAAATAAAGAACTATTAGTTATTGGAAACCCTTCTTCTGGATTTATAAATAAAAACATATATAAGTGTTATGATTGCGGGGATATATGCTTAGACTTAAATGGGTGTGGAGACTGCCCCAAACAAATAAAGGGTGATTTATTGGAAGAATTAAAAAAAATGGAATCAAATAAACATGTTATATTTGAGTCTTGTGTATTAGAATATATTAATGATAACTCTTCATCTGAAATAAATAAAGAACTTAATAGAGTAAGTGGGGGTAATTTATATCAGGTTAGAAATTCACCTTATATTTTTCCATTGCATTATAAATTTATTGAGTTGGGATAAATTTATATATTACCACACTCTTCTACATGTGTGTCTAAAGTATGTAGTACAGTATCATCACCGATCCTTCGGAACGGTTCTATGGAATTCTTTTGAGGGTCAAAAAATAATGGTTCCCAGCGATTAATACCCACACCCTTTAATTCAAATGCGTTATTTGTTAGACGACTACTAATCTGATGATATCCTCCATCTTTGAAATTAATCATCTTAACCTCGGCACTCTCTGGACTAGGTATGTATTTATCATATGGATTATTACTTAACTTACGTGTAATATTTTTTAGTTCAGAATCTACATCAAAAAAATTTTCATCCATTAGTGAACCCCCATTCTTTTGTAAAATCATGGTTGGCGCCCACGGATAGCTAATTTTATTTCTTACTTCATTTAACTGATAATTCCCTGGTTTAGATGTAAAACTATTTGAAAGTGTGTTTGTAATTCCACCTTTATCTAAATTATTCATACTATATTATGAACATTATAAAAAAAATTAATATTTAAGATTTATGTTAAATTTACTGAGACGATTCAAAAGTCTTTTCTTGGCACCTTCTTAAATAATCAGAATTTCGAACCATTTGTCTTGTAGGTAATCCACCTCTCACCCAGTCTCCTTTAGAATCTTCTGGTATAATATGTTTATTGTCTTGAACTTCTTCTTTTAATTTAGGTATCATGGGTAAAAAATAATTACCATATGTAATTTCACTACTGGCAATGCATGGTTTTTGATCGCTTTCTGAATCACCTGGTCTAATAATAGACTCGGTATCTACATCATAATATCCCTTACTGTAATTTGGAGTTGTTGCCGATAATCTTTCAAACACTTGATTGATAACTCTTTTATTTGTTAATTTATCGTCATTTTGTCTTAGACTGGAATCATTATCAACTAAACAGCCCTTTTCTGCGATCCAACCAAAACCACCTTTTAAATGAATACCCGGTTGTGATGTCTGAATACTTTGTGCTTCTTTTAGACCACACTCACACCCGTATTGATTATCTAAAGTATAATAACCAGGTCCTTGAGACTGCATTACATCTAAATCCACAGTTAACTGATCAGATCTAATACTTGCTTTCTTAAATAAATTAAAATGATCTTTACCTTTCGTATCAGCATTACTACAATCTTGTAATGAAGGTTGTAAGTTACCTGCTACGTAACCATTGTATCCATCATTTCCTAATACTCCTGTCATTTATATATTCATTAGAAATAAAAAAAATTTCAATTAAAAATTAACTTTTGGTTGTTCCACCCGATTTTCCCATACTAGTCAAACACGCTATCTGATTACCCTCTTTACATGTTGGAGGAGTTCCATAACACCATTGAGCAAAACCACCTTGATCATTCGGGACTTGATTACCTGGTACCGTATAAAATTGACGTTGACTATTATTTTTACCAAATATATCAGTTACATCTCTATATAAATCTTCATTAAATAACTCTTCTACTCTTCTTTGAACACCTGTATTATTGTAACTGGGACACGATTTAGGTGGAGTTGGCAAATTACTCCCGTAATCATTGAGTGTGGGATTCATAAATGGATTATCTTTATTCGGAACACGACATTCGGTGCTCAAATCATTTATTTTGACTAAATCATCTAATTTATCATTGATAGATTCTTTCATAATATTATCAACATGAATATCTTCCTGTTTATACCAAATTAACCAAGTAATACCCATAACAATTAAAGGTATAACTAAATATTTTTGTTCTCGTTTCATAAAATATAAGATCATCGTATAAAAAATAGATAATCTAACTATCGCATTTAGTTTTCTTAATATATCAAATCTTTTTGAAGGAAATATTTCTGTAATAGAATCCTTAGAATAAAGAATAGATATATCACTATACCAAAAAGGTGTTTTAATCATATTATACTATAATATTTAAAAATAAATTAGAAATTTACCTGTTTTCTCTTTTTTCTTTAATCTTTTCTCTTAAACGTTTCTGTTTTTCTTCTCTTGTTAACTCTTTTACGACAGGTTCAATTGCCCCCTCTAATACATCTCCACTATCTCCCTTTGTTGATTCGGATTGCTGTTCGGATGATGGTTGCTGTTCCGATGGTTTCTGTTCTGGTGGAGATTTCTGACCAGACATGCCTTGCTGCATGCCTTGCATCATATTATTAAACATCGGATTGTCACCCATTTTCCCCACCATCCCTTCGGCTTCGGTCTTTAAAGAATCTTGAGTTAATTCTCCAGATTCCATTTTCTTTTCCATCACAGAATTAATATTATTAAAAATAGATCCCATCTTTTCTGGATTCATCAACTGTGTCATTAATTCCATTGGATTACTATTTTCATCTACATCACCAAACATGTTTTCAATATCTAAACCCTTTGCCACCTCTTTCGCAATATCACCAATACCACCACCCATTAGACCACTTAACATGTCATCTAATTCAGATTCACCTGGTACCGCTGATTTAACATTTTCTGTTAACTTCTTCATCTTCTTAAGGTCTTTCGCAGTCTTCTTATCAATAGATACTTCTTTATCTGTTCCCAATTCATCTAAAACATCTTTTAACTGCTGACTCGATTTTAAATTCATGTTAATCAACTGAAAAGTCTGAAAATATTTCCAAATATTTTCTCTAGTCTTGTTAGTGATGTTTCTTTCCCATAATCTCTTGAATGAAATTTCTTCAAGGAATTCAACTTCCAAATCAAAAAATTCTAAATTCTTATCTGTAATCATTTTTTCATATTCGCCAATTAATTCTAAAAATTTATTTAGTTTTGGAAAATCATCTAAACATTTATCCCCAGTATCAGTCAAACATGTTTCATAATTCCGATATAAGCTATTTTTTATTTCAGGGAATGTCTTAGATAAGTCTCTAATGAAATCACTAAAAAGACTAAATAGTTTCGATTCTACTTCAGTCCTCATTTATATTAAATAGAAGTAATTAATTTATTTAAATAGTTTAACGCAATTTTGATTTTCTTTTTCTTTTAGATTTACGGCGTTTAAATTTATTATTTTTTGTTTTATGCCGTTTAGATTTATTCTTTTTTGTTTTACGCCGTTTAGGTTTACTTCTTTTAGATTTTTTCTTTTTTGTATATCTTCCACCACCTTCACCGGTCCATTTAGACACCTTTCCAGAACGACGTCTATTATAATCATCAATTACTTCTTCTTCATCTTCCTCATCAAAATCAAAATCATCTGGTTCTTCGGGAAGTTTTCTTTTTACCATCTCTTCTTCATCCACTAAAGGCCCAATAAATCTATCATATATTCGGTCTATATATTTGTTGTATTCTAAGGCGTTCATGTTTCTGAAATTAATATCTTCAATTCTATCTACAATTACAAATACGAACTTCTTAAGTGGCAAAGATCCTTCATCGTAATAATCTTTTCCAGTAGTAGATTCTTTTTTCGGAGTATAATAAGGAATATCTACTTCAAAATGACCCGCATATGAATAATTGCTACTTGGAATTAATACTTCTGCTTCCCAACTATGTGGGGGGGAAACATAGCATAATTTAGATACTTTGGTTATAAATATTAACCTAAATGGTTTATCTGAAATATCAACAACATCCCTTGTTTCAGAATCACTTGAGGCGGCAAAATGCATTGCGACTCTCATGTCAACCGTCCACGACCTTAAAGGAAAACTTTTTCTCCTACGAATATTAATAAAATTCATTAATTCATTATTAGGAAAAACTGTATCTCTTACACCACTAAATAAATATATATAATCATCTGTACCATACAAATCTTTAGTTAATGTATTAAATGATTCATTTTGCATATCTTTTATTTCTTTTCTCCCATCCCTGATAGCATTATTTAATAATTTCAGACTGTTCCAAGTTCTCCAATACATATTATGTAATAATTTCCTTTTCGTACCTTGTTTACTAAATACTTGTTCCATTATATATTCAATTATTCCTTCTGGCATAAAACTATCAACACCATTAAATAGTAAATTTACTATTGAATAAACTATATAATATTCTTGTGATTCAGGCCACTCTTCGACACTTCTCCAATCAGTGATTAATTTATTTACAACTATATTTTCGTGTAACTGTTGTAATAATTCCCATAGTTCTGGTATAGTTGCCTCTGGTTGAAAATACACATTAGGGTTAATTTTCCATATTTCAGTAAATTGTTTATTGTATTTAATGATCATGTTTTCAACCACCTGCTTATAATCTTCCATCAAATCTATATATTATATAATATTTTATCTCATCATGCCTTGGCCCATGCCTTGACCCATGCCGGGTCCTTGACCCATGCCTTGACCCATGCCGGGCCCTTGACCCATGGGTGGTCTCATTCCACCACCTGGTCCCATTTGATTTCCCATCATCTCACCCCGTTCTCTCTGTATTCTTTCTAAATCATCATCAAAAGCCTTTTTCTTTTCATTTAATCTAGAATCTTGAGCCTCCATTGATTTAACTTGCCCTTGAATATCACCAGAATTCCCTTCTAAATAATCAAAGGTACTTTCAATTTTATATGTTCTCTTAGTATAATCATCATTTTCTTCACTAATCAGACTGTATTCTACACCAGAACCACCTAATCCACTGACACCACAATAACCTTCTAATTCCCCTTCTTCATTGATTCTACATTGCCCTTGATCTTTTTCGGATGGTTGGTCCGCTCGCAGTCTCTCTTCTTGTTCTTTTTTACCTTCCACTAATTTTCCAAAATATTCAAAAACAGTCTGCCCACTAATCACTTGATTATTAATTAAGATAGATGGAACCGACTTAACATAATTAGGATATGATTGAACATCCACATTCACAACTTGAAATAATGGTTTCAAAAAAGAATGTTGTTGAATTCCTAATAATATTTTTTTACAATGTTCACAACGACCACTAATAAATAAAACTCTATCTGACATTATTTATTAACTTAAAAATACTAATTTTTAAATGATTAAACTTATTTATTAATCTTCTTTTTAGATTTTCTTGCCTTGCCTTTTCTTGTTTTTTTCTTTTTGGATGAACCACCACCCAAACTAGCAACAAATCGTTTATATTCTTTCGGATATTTAGCATGAAATGATTTAACGCTTTTCATTCTTTTCTTCTCGCATTTACCATGACATTTTTTCTTCTGGGAAAGTTTCTTTTTGTCTTTAGCAAAATTTGTTTTTATCTTATTACATTTTATGTTACATTTTTGATTATCTTTCATAGCCGATTGTTCCATTTCGGAAATCATAGTTATAAATTTATCTTTACTAATATTTTTACTCATTAATTATATAATATGAAATTTAATAAATTTTTGAATTAGTAGGGCTGTCCATAATTTAATTTTCCAAAACATAGCTCCTTTGTACCCGTCCAGCACTCCCTTTGCGTGCCATCACCGACCTTGTCTGTTTTGATACTATTCATACCATTATCACATGTCCCATCGCAAAAGGGGCTATTCCCTTTCCAAATACAATTATATTTATTAAAATACACTCTCGGATATCGTTCCATCCTATCATTTACCACTTGATTCAAGAGTGAAATATAATCATCCGGTTTTTTGGACAAGGGACGGTCAGTTCTATCATAGGCCTCAAACAACTCTCCGCATGTTTCAGCAATTACACTATTACCATCTTTATCAATTATATATACTTGGGGTTCTGATGGTAATCGAACTTCTTTTAGTTTATCCGCACATGTTGTCTTGATATCAATATCTTTATTATTTTTATTTAGACATCTACATTTATCAAACTCTTTCTGACAATGAATGACGTTTGCATCATTTCCGTAAAGACCTTCAATACTCGCACATCTATCCATCATATGATATACTAAAATGAATAATAAAGAAAATAAAAAAAACTCAAATTTCATTTACCTAATTATATAATATGAAATTTAATAAATTTGATTTTATTTAAAAATATTATCTTAATATAAATATATAACTATGGGAGACGACATCAAACAATTCAAACCTAAAATCACTGAAGTTGAATCGGTAGAAGGTGAATTAAGATTTATATTATCTGGAGATAACAAATATGGTTTTGATAAATCATTAGCAAATGCTATGCGGCGTATATTACTTACTGATATTCCGACAGTGGGTTTTAATTTATCCCCAGATGGAGAAGGGAACGATTTAGTCATGACAGTGAATAATTCTTCTTTACACAATGAAATGTTACTTCATCGCATTGCTCTAATGCCCTTGTATATTAATCCTGTAAACTATATGCGAAATCATTTATTTATGTGTAAGGTAAAGCATGATTCTGTAGAACCGTTTAAGTTTGTCACAATGAATGACATTGAAATTTATCCCTTAAAATCTGGATTCCAAGAACGTATTAATCGTTATTTTGATGATTCATATGATATGTCTCCAGAAGATGAAAAAATCTTAAAAGAACAATTAAGTGCCACCGATATTGAAAATTATGATTTAGAAAAGCCTTTGTCTCAAAAGGAAAAGGATAAAATTTACAGGCCATTTAAATTTAGAAATAATATGAATTATTGTTTAGTTACTGAATTAAAAACAACAAATACAGAAGATACATATCAAGAGATTCAATTTTATGGTTCTCCGTCTGTTGGATTTGGTTATCAAGATGCTAAATTTCAATGTGTTTCACAAGCAACTTATTCGTTTAAGATTGATGAAAAAATGGTGAACGAGGTCTTAAAAGATAAAATATCTAGAGAAGAAATTCCTACAGAGGAACGAGATGTCTATGAAAAGAAATTTAGGTTAAGTGAGAGCGAGAGATACTTTTATAGGGATGATAGTGGTGAAGCAAATTCTTATAATTTCGCAATTAAGAGTAATCATTATTTATCTGCTGATGCTCTATTCAAGATGAGTATTGATATACTAATTCAAAAGTGTGAATATTTAAAATTAGAATTCATAGGTCTCTTAAAAGAAGAACCATCAAGAGTATCTATTGAACAAGAAAAAGAATACATCTATCGGTATGAAGTAGAAAATGAATCTCATACATTAGGTAACTTAATACAGAGTCACATGATGAGATATTCTGTAAGTGATAGTTCAATCATTAATCTAATTGGATACAAGAAACCTCATCCTTTAGAGGATAAAATTGTATTCATTGTTTCAATGAATAAGGGTCATAAGCTGTCTCATGCGGATGAAGTTGTAAAGATTCAGAGTACCACAACATACATCCTAGAATGTATGGATGATATACTAAATAATCTAAGGACTTTATACAAGGTTTCAGACAAGACATTTTAAATATTTCAATCACGGATAAATATTATAATCACAGGTAAATACTAACACCTTGTACCCGCTGAACATTTCCAAGTATCTTTATCGCTCATGGGATCAATTTTAGTGCCAGGTATTTGTCTTACTGGTCCATCACACATAGTTAAAGATTTTTTACGAAACAAACCACCATGATCTGCTATCCCATACATACTACAAAAAGCTTCCGCACTTTTCTTATCATATCCATATGTTATATTTTCACAATTGTTGGTTTCGTATTGCGCATAACACCCATTTAATCCCATATAACCCTCACAATTTATAAACATATTATTCATAATCAACAAAAATAAAACAACTAAACTTATCTTGTATATATTATCCATATTTTATATAATATAATAAAATATTTTAATCACGGGTAAAACTTTTTAAAAAATATCTATGAGTAATTTATAATGAGTAAAGATAGTACCATTGAGAAATGTAATTTTTGTTTTTTAGCAGAAGAATTGGATAGTGAAAAGATAGAATATTGGTCTAAGAAACGCGAAAATTATTCACCTTATCCCAAAATGGTATCTTGCGATGAAAATTATAGTTTAAAAAATGAACAACTTAAAGAACAAGAACCAGAATTGGGTGATAATCCTCTGAATTTACAATTAACATTAGGAGATAAACATTCTAATAAACATGTTTATTATTGGGCAACAAATGAAAGCACCAATATTCATGAAATATTACCACCCGGAAGTGCTTATGGTGAATATGAAAATCACGGACTTAAGAAATGTGATGATGAGGGTGATATTACTTTAGTGTTTAACACACCACAACCCTATAAAGAAGACAAAAAAACTCACCCGAGACATGTTCACTATCTTGTTGAAGATGATAATAAAGTATGGAGACCATTAAAGACAATCAGAGTAATATGCACTATTTCAATAGATAATCTAGACGAGAGAATTAAAATGAAAGACACCATGATAGTAAATGCATTACCAACAGAATATTTCGATAAAGAAAGAATACCTAATTCGGTTAATTTACCCATAAAAGAATTAGATAAATTAACAACTAAAAGTGTTCAAAGAAGAGTATTAAAATTCTTAAAATCATCTTTGAAAAAATACCCTAAACTAGAAGAATTAGTAAATGATAAGAAGATAGAATTATATGATATTCCAATTATAACATATTGTGCTCATAGTAAGTGCGACGCATCTGAAAAACTAATCCATGCTTTATATAGTTGTGGAGTCAACAATGTATTAGAATGGAAAGAAGGGATGGAGGGTTGGAATAAGAAAAGATCTTTTTTTGATGATGATGAAGAACCAATTGAACCGGAACCTCAACTTGTTAGTGAATATGAAGAAGATATTGATGATCAAGAAGATGAAGGCGATGAGGATGAAGATGATTTATTTGAAGATGAAGATGATATTTTAGAAGAAACAGAATCATCTGATGAAGATGATTTTATCGAGATAATACATGAAGGTGTTGAATATTTCTATAGCGGTGATACTTTATATGATAGTTACATGGAGCCAATTGGAAAAGTTAAAGTAGACGATGATAAAATTATAGATATGGATGAAAAAGTTCAAGCATATCATGATGAAATGAAAGAAAAAATAAAAGTAGAAAAACAAACAGTGGAAACAAAACCTAAAAAAGATAAAGTAAAGTATAAAAGTGATGACTTTACAGAAGAGTTATTAAGTGATAACGTTGGGGGCAAAGGTGGGTTAAAATCAATTGTACAAAAAATAGCAGAGAGAGAAAAAGGTTCTTATAATTTCGGAGAATTAAAAAATATGAAAAAAAGTGATTTAGTTAAAATAGCATTAGTATGTCAAGGTAAGAAGAAATATAAAAATACTAAAACAGATTATGAATATAAGACAGAATCTGAAATTGAAAAAATGAATGAAAATGAGTTGAGAGAAATGTTAAATGAAATGATAGAAAGAGAACCAGGAACATTTAAATATACTGAAAGTAGTTGGAGTAAACCTAAATTAATTGATTTTATCTTAACGTGTCACGGTTCGTCTAAACCACGTGATTTGGGTGTAAAGGTATTTGTTGGGGGGGGGTGGACATTATAAATTTACTGGCTAAAAGTCTTTTCATACTTTTTTAATAAATACATAAACTTTTTATCGCTTAATTGACCAAATGTAGTTGTAAATTTATAATACTCCTCCCTGAGTAGAATATTTTTCGGACTTTGGTGATTCCACTCAGTTTCCCCCCCATAATATTCTAAAAATTCATTCTTTGAATATAGTTCTCCATCATAAGGATCAATTCTATATTCCTCATTTACTTCATCTAATTCAGTAACGTTATCTTTAATGTTATCGGAATAATCTTCATCATCTGGATAATTAAAATTTTCAGATATATCTTCATTATTTTCTAAATCATTATCTGGAATATTATCTTCAATATCAGAACTACGTTCAAGTAAGTTATCCCATCCATGGAGGGGTTCAAAAGTATCTATAAAATTATCAATTAGTTCATAACTATCATAATTATCAGTTTGACATTCTTCGGGATAATTTTGCGACTCTTGAATTAAATCTACATGAGTAGGTAGATTTAGAAGAGAATCAGTAAATAAACTCTCATCAAGCTCTATATCCTGATTAAACATGTTCCATATGAGTAAATTATCTCCCTTATAAATCATCTCCTTTGTTGCGATTCCATCTGTAGGACACATATAAATTGTAATACAATCAGTTGAATTTTCCAATCCAAGTCGCATAGCACCCTTATGATAAACTAAATTATCAAATGAGATACATTCATGTCCTTCGGGTAACATAAAGTTATATATTTTTTCCCAAACAAAACCATTATTTTTGAAATCTAATCTATAAACAGAATAAGTATTGTCTGCATTATTAATCTTCCTATAAATCTTATCAGAGAAGATCGCTTGATCGCAAGGTAATTCATTTAATTTGTCTCTTAGATACTCCTTCATATCCATTATTGTATATTAATAATATAGCTTGGTATATCTTTAAGTTTGTTTAATAAATAGATTATATGGAAATTCATTTATTTACTTACCTGCAAGACCGGCTAATTCCCCTTGATTATATATAACCATATCTCTCAAAGAACGACCATATCCCCTTCGTATATTTCCGCCAGAACTATCTCCTCCACTGTTCATAATGAGGGCGGCGATAACGAGTATAAATAATACTCCACCAAAAAGTAATCCCCAACCTAAAGGATTAATAGAATCATCCGATAAACACCATTCTTCGTCATCTGGATCATCTGTTGTACATTTGCTACTTTCACAATTATTGAAGAAACACATAAACCAACCACTTGAACCATTTGGACAAGAAGAACATGTATTTGATCGGGATGGTGGTGGAGATGTTGATGGTGGTGGAGATGGTCCTCCGGATGGTGGTGGAGATGTTCCCGGTGGAGATGGTGGCGGTGATGGTGATGGTCCTGGTGATGGTGAGGGCCCTGGTGGTGATGGTGATGGTGATGGTGATTGTGATGGTGATGGTGATGGTGATGGTGATGGTGATGGTGATGGTCCTGGGTCTTGCCAATCACAACCTGCATCTTGGCAAGATTCTTTTGTTGTAAGTGAATTACAATCCACTGGAGGACCATGCTCCGAAGAAGTCCCACCGCAGTAGCCACTTGTAGCACCATCCTCATCACTTGCTGGTGGTGGTTCAGGTGATGAATTTTCTGGTGAAGATTCACAAGAATTGCTTCCTGTAATTTGACAACCTGGTAATTCTGAACAACATGGACTACCTGGGGGAATCATATCACACGTATCATACGATCCACAATCCTCATCTCCCGTTGACGAAGATGTTGTCATTGAGGCACCAACTGTCACCGGAGAAGGTGTTGGTGTTGGAGATGGTGTCGGAGATGGTGTTGGAGAAGGTGATTCTCTCTTACATTTTTTATTTTGATCTTCTTTACACTTTGTCCCCACCCCAACACAAGGTTTATCAAGTGTACGATTTTTTTTACATCCTCCTTTTTTGATCTGCTCACAGTTATCAACACGGTTTCTACCCTTGCACGAAACAAGTTTAGGTGTAGGTGTTGGAGAGTTTGTAGCACCCTCTTTTATTACCATATTAAAAGCAATGAAACATGTAACAATTAGTATAATATTTTTCGTATTCACATCTTTTTGCTTTATCGCAAAATAAACTAAACCGGCAATTAATAATAAACGACTGATATTCATAGATATATATTAATATTAATATATAAATAAAAAAAATAATATAATATAAAATGAATTTAAGTGCTGAGCATGTTTTGATGTTTGCTTTAGTTATATGTGCTTTATATTATCTTATGAATAAATGCGATTGTAGAAGAGTTGAAGGATTAACACCCTTCAGCGCTGAGGTTGAAGAATGTATAACAGATGCGATATACAATAATACGGTGTGTCGTGATATACATTCCGATCAGCATGGTAGTTTGGTGTCGAAGTGGGCAAGTCACGAAAAAACTGGAACTATGCAAACCATCAAAGAAGTTATTGATGAAGTTAATAAAACAATCAAACCTGGCGGACGCCAAAAATGTATTAATAAAATTAGGTGGTGTGTTCAATAATATTTATTTTAATGAATTTTGTATGTGTTGAGCATGTTTAATATTTGCTTTAGTTGTATAATCAAAAATATATATATATAAGTATAAATATGAAAATTAGTTTAGAAAAGATATTGATGGGTATTTTAATTGGCTTTGCTCTTTATCTTCTGGTAAACAGAGTGTTCATGGTGGAAGGGGTGACGGATAATGATCGGATTATGACTCTTAAAGAATGTAAAAATATATCCAACACTTGTGGTGATAGAAATTTATGTTTAGATAAGGGGGTTAAACCGAATCCAGTGTGTGCTGCTATTAGTAGTAAAGATGAGTGTTTAGGCAAAGGAATGCCGAAAACATTTTTTTTCTGTGATGGCTCTTCGCCACCTCCATCAAATCCATCACCACCACCATCAAATCCATCACCACCACCATCAAATCCGTCACC